GCCCATCCCAACGCGAAACCATCGCAAACGCGGCCGCGATGCTCGACGGTATGGCGCTTGAACTTCGCCGTTCTCATGCCATCCCGCCGAGCTATACGGTCATCCCTGAACCGGAAGTCGCTCAGGAAGTGAAGCGGATCAAGTGCGTCGTTGCTGAACTCTATGACATCGCCGGAGATGCAGCATGACCAGCATCACCGCCATCGTCGCCCACCGCATCGTACCCCCCATGCCGGTCGGCCGCTGCATCTCCCACAGCGCTGACCGGACCACCAAAGAGCAGCCCTTCGTGGAAGAGGCCGGCCCGAAGCCCAAGGCCAACAAGCGCCAGATCGATCTGGGTATCCAGTCGCGCAAGGAAGTACTTGCCGCAATCAAGGCAGGCCACAACGACACGCTCAAGATCATGGCCCATACCAAGCTGTCAAAGTCGGCCGTGTTCGGCCACTGGAATCAGCTCGTCAACAGGGGATTGATCACGGTCGATAGGACCAAGAAGCCCTTCCGGTTCAAGGTGGTGAAATGAGAAAGCGCAGCACCTACCGGAAGCGGCCGGTCTCGACACCTTTGATGGTCGAGCGCAGCTTGTGCGAAGTAGACGTCGAGCTGGCCGAGCGCATGCTGATCGAGGCCTTCGCCGGCGGCTGGGCAACGACCAAGCACTATGACGGCCTGGCCAACATGCGCAACGTGCTGACCGTCGCAGCGGCCTACAAGGAAGCCAAGGACGTCCTGCACATCTGCGACGCGATGCGTATCCCGATGGCGAACCTTCGCGAGCGCTACGAGTCCAGCGGCCGCATGGGCGTCACGGGGGAAGAGCTGAAGCTGCTCCGCGTCTTTGCCGATACCTACCGTGATTTCTGGAAGCGCCAGCCGCTGGCTCTGTTCAAGGCCGCCTGCCGCGAAACCAATATTGCGCTTGGCTACGACCAGCAAGCCAGCCAGACCGAAGCCACCGTCGTCTAATTCCATGGCCCGCTACGTTCTCATCCCTAAATTCTGCGAGCTGACCGGCTACACGCCGGCTGCTGTACGCGCCAAGATTAGGGATGTAATCTGGCTGGAGGGGCGCGAGTTTCGCAAAGCGCCCGATGGGCATATCGTGATTGACATGGATGGGTACGAGTCATGGGTGGAGCAAGGTCTTACGACGGGGTTCGCTCCCGTAGCGCAAAAAGCATCGAAATCGATTTCATCTTCCAGGGCCAACGGTGCCGGGAAACCTTCAAGGTCGCCCCAACCCCTGCAAATCTGAAGCGCGTATCGCAGCATCGGTCCACGATCCTTGACGCGATCGCCCATGGAACCTTCGATTACGCCGTCACCTTCCCCGAGTCCAAGAACAGATTCAAGTTTTCCGAGCGGCCACAAGCGGCAGGACTGCGCCTGGAGGACTATCTCGAAGGCTGGATCAAAGGCAAGCAGAAGCAACTAAAGTCCAGCACCTGGGACGGCTACAACAAGATCGTCACCATGATCAACAACGATCCGATCGGGCGCGTACTGCTGCCCGATCTGCGCCGCGTTCATGTCCGCGACTGGTGCAAGACACAGAAATGCGGAAACAAGTGGCTGGCCAACGTTCAAAGCGTGCTGCGCTCGGCCCTCCAGGATGCCCTCGACGACGACCTGATCGAGACCAACCCCCTCTATGGCTGGAAGTACGAAAACGCCGAGGCGCTCAAGGTCATCGATGATGTCGATCCCTTTGACACAATCGAGCGTGAAGCGATTTTAACGGCCTGCCGTGATCCGCAGTACCGGAATCTCTTTGAATTCGCATTCTGGACCGGTTTGCGCACGTCTGAGCTGGTTGCGCTGACCTGGGGAGATATAGATTGGCTACGGGGAGAGGCGCGCATCAACAAAGCCAAGACCCAATCAGCGGAAGAAGCCGAGACCACGAAGACCCGAAAAGGCATTCGCGACGTGAAGCTGCTTGCGCCGGCCATGGCTGCCCTCAAGCGTCAAAAGCTGATTACGTTCATGCAGGATGGCGTGATCTTCAGGGACCCGCGATCAGGCGAACCCTGGGAAGGCGACGAGGCGATACGCCAGGGACCCTGGAAGACCGCAATCCGGATTTCCGGAGTGCGCTATCGCCGCCCCTACCAGACGCGCCACACCTACGCGTCGATGATGCTCACCGCGGGCGAGCCGCTGGGCTGGTTGGCCAACCAGATGGGCCACAGCGATCTCAGCATGCTGGCCCGTACCTATGCCCGCTGGATCAAGTCGGCAACGCCGGACGTGGGCAACAAGGCCGTCGCGATGTTCGCCGCTTCTGCGACTTGTGACTCAATTTGTGACACAGCAGGATCAAATGACGATATATCGGCGTCACAAACGAGTCACAACGCTAAGCTAAGCGCTTGAATAACAATGATTGTTATGGTGTGCCCGGAGGGACTCGAACCCGCCCTTTTCCGCGTGGTTATTGAACTGTAGCGGCCTTGTGACACAGCCGTGACATCACAACCACGGAAACCAAAGCCTTGCCCAGTTCATCCAGCACTTTATCCCGGCATTCGATGCCGACTCCCAGGCCTTGAGCAGCGGTGGGTGCTCGGCTTTCCATTTCTGCAGACTAATGATCTCGGCATCCATTTCAAATCCTTCCATTACCCAGGTATAAATCGGCGAGCGCCTGCTCTTTCGTTGCCCATCGACGGATCGAGAGCAAGCGGAAGTGACGCACAACATAGTGGCCATCGAAGAGGATGACGCAATCACGACGCGTCCAGCGCCGGCGGCGCGGCGGGACATACTCAACGGTGCGCAGATAGCGCCAACCTGCCCGCTCGGCAAAGCCGAAGTGCGGGATCAGACCGCGAAAAGCATGAGATCGGCGAACCCAGGCATATTGGCGGCAATGGCCAACGCCCCAGATCCACATGGCGACCAGCCAGCAGTTGAGCATCGGCCGTGACATCTCAGGCTTTCACAAATGGATAGCGAAGCCAGCGCTAGGCGAGCCAGTGACGGCGCCAGCTGCTGGAGGTGGCGATCATGCCGCGATGTCGCTGATTGAGATTCCCGCCCATGCTATTTCGGCCAGGCTTCGCTCAGGGTTTGGACGTCGCTGGCGTGACCGTCAGCTGCTGCTGCCACCGCGCCATATTCTCCCGCGCACTCGCCGAGTAGCTGGAGGGCGGCATCGGCTGTCGCGCTGCTGGCCTGTCCGGTATTTCCGGACAGCTCACTGCGATGGGCGGCGACGGTGTCGCGCAGGCCGAGAGCAGACCGGCGAGCAGCATCATAGTCAGTGCGGATTTTCTTTTCGCGTTCGGTAGCGGCATTCTGGGCCTCAGTCAGTTTGGTCATCAGGGATTGCTCTTTGATACGGGCCGCAGACTCGGCAGCGAAGGCGGCCTGCAGGCGGATGGCCTTGTCAGCATCCCACTTGTCTTGAACCTGCTCCCGTCCGGTCGTGCAGCCGGCGATGAATGTTCCTGCCAGGAAGGCCAGAATGGCAGCGATACGAACGAGCGGCTCGGTCAGCATCCCAGCACCTTGCGCGCACGATCGAAGTAAGCCAGGCGATCAACGTAACCATTCAGGCCGCCATTGATGACACGGGTGATTGTCTGGAAGCTGTTCGGGCAATCTGCTGTGACGTTCAGGCCGCGTACCCACCAGAACCAGGCCGCCGATCGGGCGGCATTATTCGGCTCCTCGAGCAGCTCCGGCTCGGCAATCAGAATGTCGGAATCGCCGAATAGTGCCAGGCTGCACTGCCGGTAATTGTGCCGGCCGGTTATCTGGATCAGACCGCGCCCCTTGAAACGCTGGCCATCGCCATCGGCTTCCGGCGTGTTGCCGAGGCGTTCCGCCAGGCGGCCGGTATCGTAACTGGCACCGCTGGCCAGCTCGCGCACGTAGCGCAGTTCGCCAGATTCATGGGCAATCTGCGCCAGGAAGGCGGCAATCCGCCGCGGGGTATCGATGCCGAATTCCGTCATGGCCTCGTTGAGCGCATCGATCCAGAGCAGCGCCCGGCTTTTGGCATAGGGCATGATCTTGATCAGTTGTTCGGCCGTGATCATGACTTGCCGCCGCTGACGTTGATCACGCGATCCTCAAGGAGCTTGATGGCCTCGCCGCCCATGTAACCAGCCATGCCGCAGATAAGGGCCGACATGGGGCCGGACAGGCCATATTCGACAGCGATCAACCAGAACATCAGGCCGGCAAAGCCGGATACTGAAAGATGGATGATCATCGCCGCCAGCTTGAAGACTTTTCCCTTCTGGACCTGACGAAGATACCCAACAGTGCCACCCCAAAGGGCAGTAATTGCGGGAAGCCAATACTGGACGATTTCCTTTTCAGGCACTTTTGTTCCCTTCTCCGGTCTTTGCCGGCGATGTGGCGTAAAAAAACCGTCCGAAGGCGGCTGCATAGATAATAATTTCTCAAACCCAGCAAACCGGCGATGCGCCCCGCGCAATCGCACCAGTGACCGGATGCTCAGAGGCGTATTTCGCACCGCCAGAAAATAGCGTCGGCGAATAGACAGTTGATTCACTTCCGACCGCCCCGACAACGCCGCGAAAAACCACGTTGTTAGTGATCGTGGCACCAGGCAGCAAGTACTCCCGGTGAATCAATCCATAAACCGAATTGCTATATCGCCAGGCTCCGAATATTGCCTCGCCATTTGGCCCGGCGTTTGGTCCAAGCGGTCCATATGAATCCGCGCCAGCTTGTGACCCGTAGCGCCACGACTCGACGCCAGATAAGGTTGTGCTGCCGGAGCCAAAGTTGAAAATGGTCGAACTGCTTGACGACGTGACGGGCGCCAGGCCGGATTTGTAGCTAATGCTCGCCGTCCCTGATGCGGTAACGCTCATACTTTGCGATAAGACGGCAGCACCATTTGCGCGAATCTCGGCGGTGACGGTGAAGGTTGATGATTTTGTGAACGTCCAAAGACAATCACCACCCGTTACGTCGACGCCGGAAATGGAAACATCCCCGGTTCCGGTGTAATTCTCTTTGCGATGGAGCGTCATGATCTGGGCGACGCCAGCCACATACCGAGCACCGATCAGCAAGGTATGCTCGGTGTAATCATTTTGCGCCGTTGGCCATGATCGCCAGTTATTAATCGCCACCCAGCCAGGCGCGTTATAGCTGGACTGGACGATGTACTGCGGCGACCAGGTGCCATCCATATAGGCAATTTTCCACGTTTGGGAAACGCTTGTAGCCTGGCTGGAACTGCCAACAAAATCGGCCAGCTTTGTAATGCTTGCCGTGGCGGACGGAGGTATTCCGGTAATGCTCACCTCGAACAGCCCCAGCACCCGCCTGAACGGAAACGGCGTTGTCGATACCGTCTCAAAAACTGACATCAGAAATTTTGATCCAGTTTCGTTGATGTCTTCAATGATCGAAAGAACTCCGGCCCCGGCAATGTCACCACCGGCATCGAATGTTGCGCTAACCATTGTTGTGGCCTGCGTCACCACTGTTGCCGCAGGGTCTGAAATCTCACCGAAATTTGTCAGATTGAGGATGATTTCGAGCCGGTTTACACCACTCGTCGAGGTAGGGTTTCGATTGACGTCGACATGCCACGCAGAGCCGTCGCTCGCGATATAAATCGGCCCGCCCATGTTTTTGCCGTACAGCCGCTGATAGCCGCCGGAGAGCAGCGCATAATTGAGCCAGGTACGGCCAGCCGCTACATCATTCGCATCGTTTGTTGCTGCGGCTACACCGGGCTTTGCCAGCTTTGCGCAAAATCCAGGTGGGTTGAAATCGGTGCCGGAAGGCGCTATGCCGGGAATGGCGAAGGCAGGCCCAGCCGGAGGGGTCACATAGCCTGTCGCGTTGCTGTACAGGCCGTGCCACGGGTGGCCGAACTTCAGAACCTCGTTGAGAAGGACTGCTTCACCCTGGCTCATGGATGGTCAAATACCAGTTGTGCAGCGGCACCGGTCGCATCGGTGAAGTCGATTGTCTTGACTGGCTTGATCTGCAGTGAAAATAATCCGTCCGTGCTGACGATCACGGTCGGGCTATGCCACGTCCGGGCTGCATAGGATGTCTCGGTTAGTGGGGATGAAATACCTCCACTGCCCCCACCTTTACCGTTGTTATTGAGTGCAGCCGATTTTGCAGCACCGGCAGCAGGTCTATTTTTCATCGGCTCGACAGGCTGAGCAGCGCCTTGTGCCTCTTCGGTCAGCGCGCGGAGCGCCTCAGTCAGATCTTTACTCATGTCTCGATCAACTCGTTGGTCGTCAGGCCGATGTCTTTGTATACGCCGACTACATGCAGGCTATCGAGCACCGACATGTGGATGGGGATAGCGTTGGCGATCCCGCTCAAGATGATTGCCGGCAGGACCAGCGCTGCACCAGGCGTTGCTGAAGCCAGGCCAGAGGCAGATAGTGCCAGGCGCAAGGTGCTGCTCGGCAGGCCGATGGCCGGGGCTGCATCCGTCGGTGAAATGGTAATGGCGGCGACGCCTGGCGAGCTTTTAACACGGCATGTCCTGCCCGGCAGCGGACTACCAAAGTAAATGACCTTGTCCGCTGGAGTCGGGTACAGATGGTCCTGGACAAAAGCCAGGCGATGAACCAGACGGGTAGTCAGGGCGGGATCAGCGTAAAAACCGAAACTCAGGGCCATGGCGATCTCAGAAGGTGATGGCCAGCGAACCGCCGGCAATGGACCAGGTTGCGGAGATCGTGCCGGCCTGTTCCAGGGCGTCACGGTGTGACTGGGAAATAGCAGGCATGATCACGCGGAATTGCTCCTGGTACGTCGGCGCAGTCGGGTCGTAGCTACCGGCTGTAGGCAGGACGTTGCACAAGAATCCGATCAACGTATCCGGGTCGGGTGTGCGCGGCGTATCGGCGCGGCCGCCGACATGGTTGGCGAGGGCAACAGGCGTACCAATATGCGCTACAACACCAGTCGGCGCCACAGCTGAAGCCGTAATGGCGGTGCTGCTGCCGGCGCTTTCCGGCACGGCTAGCACAATCGATGTCTCGGTATCCCCACTATCGATATCAAGCATGTGCTCGAGATCAATGACCTGCCCCGTCGCGCTGACACCTTGAGCGGAAATGGCTAAGACGGATCCGATTTCCCAACGTGGATCTATCGGCCGGGAAAAAGATACTGTGCGATTACGGAGCGCCCGAGCGACCTTGCGGACGACCTTACCGACCATATGGGTCGTGGCAGCATCGATGTCGGCCTGCACGATATCAGCCCAGTAATCGCTCCCACCATTGGCGCCGGGGTGCGGCGGCAATAGCCCCTCATAGCCTGTAGGTGGCACTGCCACAGTCGGCGCGTTACTGGCCCAGATACCGATATCTGCTTCGGCTGTAGGGGTAGTTTCCCACTCGGCGCCATCAAAGTCGCTGCTGAGTGCTTCATTGATCGTTTCAGTACGATCTGATCCGCCGGTCAAGGTAATCGTGTAGGTGTAAGACGTCTCCACGTTTTGATACCAGCGGCGGTATAGCGTGCAATTGACTGAGTCAGCCAGGAACGGGGCATTCTCATAGGACACGATGTACGTGATGGTGGCGGGGCCGACGATCACGGGATAGGTCCCAGGTGTTGGCGAAACGACATTGATTTCGCCCTTGACTTGCCATTCGGAAATACCTGACAGCGCCTGCTGTACGGCAGCTTTTGTTGCCCAGTTCGTGCCGTGAACGACGAAGTCGGTAAAGGTAAGACGCGACCAAGTCACGGCGCGCTCGATCTGGTGCAGACGCGGATGACGGTGCTTGAGCGTCGCGGTAAAAGTGCCTGGCAGATCGGCAGGCCAGGTCGGGCTGATCGATACCGAATCATCAAAAACATCGCCTGCACCGAAGATTGCGGACGGCGTACCAATGGACCAAGGTATCGCCTGCCATAAACCTGTGCTGTCGATCGATACGGCACCGGCCATGCTATCAAGCAGCGTGGAAAAATAGGATACCGGGTCGGGGTCGGTGGCATTCCACGAGTAGAGCTTTTGTGCTGGGAAAGCCAGGCCACCGAACAGCGCCTCGACCTCAGCAGCAGACTGGCAAGCGGCAATGCGCGCCTGATAACCATCACGGCAGGACAATGTGACAGTATGCGATGTCATATCCAGCGGAGCACGCTCAACCGTACCGGCAAAAAGCTGGTAATAGGCCAAGGCACCTGCCCGATCCAACGAAACACCGATGGTGATTTCCTGTCCAGCCAGGGAAGTCAAATCGCTAGCCAGGAGCGGCTGGTAAGAAAGTGTCGCAATACGCGCTGAATCTTCAGCGGCACTGATCTTGATCTGCCCCGATAGACGGTCCGAAATATCAGAGCCATCAAGCATGACCACCGGTACCCAGCGCAGGCCACCTGGCGCTGACAAAAAGACATTCGGATTGATCACTGCGATCTGCAGTCCGAGCGTCACATAGCCAGTATCCGGCGGCGGCGTAGATGTGCCGCCGGAATCAAATGACGCATCGAAAGCAGCGTCGAATGCGGACATTATTCGACCTGCCCGATGATGGTGACAAAAACCTTGATATTGGATGTCGGATTAGCCAGTACACCGGAAGCGTTATAGATCTCCAGAGAGACCGATCCATAATTGCTGGAAGCAAACCATGTCCAACCGGCGGGAAGTCCTGAAATACTGACTGCCCCAATATACGTCACCACCATGTAACCCGCGCGGACGGGATAAGCGCTTGTATCAATAGATGCGTCGAAATGCCCAGTCGACGTTTTTGTGAACGAGCTGGAAATCGGTCCGACATTATTGGTCGGCGTCGTGACCGATCCGCTTACTGTGTAAGCAAAGCCCAGCACGGCACAGGTAACAACGGAACCAGCCTCAAGTACGTGCGGGTCATCCCAGTTTTCGCCGCCGACTTTTCCGGCATCGGTATTGGCTAGACCAGACACTTTTTCATGGGTTAAACGCATCTCATGCTACCTCGCAGGTTAAATTCCAGGCCGGCGCATTGCTGCGCCCATGGCGCTGGGATGGGGGCTCGGCAATCACTGTCATCTTGATGTAGACGTATCGAATGGCATTGCCATCTTTATCGGTGACTGTGTGCTCCGGAAAATCTGACCGCGCTATCCAACCTGACGGCAGCGGCTCTCCAACCGACAAGCCGACTGGGGTTGGCAACTCGATATCGAAAGGCTGGTCATAGTCGATTGCGTTGAGTACGGATGGCACCCAACCACTGGCCGATATCGAGACTCGCCACTTGCGCCAATGGGTCAATTTCAAGGCGGCGCCATTGGCCATACGGCGCGTCGTTGAACCACCGATTGGATCAATCGTCTGCTCATAATCGAGCCAGCTCAGGATCGGCAGATCGATGCCATCAATAATCAGACTGGGCAAACTCACGGGCGCCTCGCAAACTGCAAACGCGCGCGATCAAAGACGCGCAAAATTTCGTCAGCCGAATCGCGGCGAGCTTCGGCATTGATGCGGCCAAGCTTTCCGAAATCAAGTACTAGCGGGGTAGTTTGACTACCATACAGGCCACTACTGGCAATAGATGACGACAACTGGGGAATAGGAAAT